TCTGCAACCAATCCGCGCACACTGATGATTTCTGGTTTGAGCGCGATGTGGTCTTGGATCGCCGTGTTGTTCTCGATAAAGTGATCGGTGATCTCGCTTTCAAGATCTACGGCATCGTCCGTGACGATGTTGAACAAATACCCCGCAACGCCCGGAGGAGGATTGTCGGGACGCACGATTGCCAGACGCGAGGTCTGAACCACCAACGTATTTAACGCGGAGAAAACGTCGAGACCTTGAGTTGGGACGATGTTATTCACGTTAGCGATTTACCCCTTGAAACGCGGGGGATTGGTAGTAGGCATCCGAAAGACTCCGTTTCAGTTCCCGACTAATCAGTTCAGCCGTAACCGTAGGATTTTTAGCTCCGTCAACTTGGATGTCCGCATTTACCGTGACCGTGTTTTGATTAGCGGAAGAGCGTACCGAAGAGGATACCGGTGGAGCCATTGGGCGGATATAGCTGTTCTGGTACTGAAGATTTTTACTTGGCGTGTATAGCAACCAACTGCGAAGACCGTTCGCGATGTCGCGGATCAACGGAGCTAGATCCGCAAAGAAAGCATCGTAGGTCATCTTCACTGCGAGGGTAAGTTCCGACAACGCTTGAGCTGCCTCGCGAGTGTTTTTCTGTTGTTCATCCGACAACATCAAAGACGAATCAAGAGCTTTGGAAATTTCTGGCCCGTACTGACGCAACGCATAAAACAGCTCGTCGTTCATGCCGATGCGTTGCGCACGGTAACGGGCTTCTTCCGTCGTCAAATCTTTTGTCTGGCTAACAAAATCTTTTAAGAAGCCTGCAACGGGTTGGAACGGGTCAACTTGAGCAAAACCATACGCCACCGGATCACCACCGGCGTACCGCATTTCTTGAACCGCAGTCTGCAAATTTTTAGCGAACTCGACAACAGCGTCCGACCCAATGCCTGCTTTTGCAGCGAACATCTCAAAACCTTTAATCTCTGCAACGGACAACCCGGTAGTGGCGCGAGCCTTGTCCGTAGAAACGGCAGAGTCCAACGCGGCTTTGCTCATGCGGATTATCGCCGTGGTAGCCGAAGTGACCGCTTTGGAAAGTAGCGCCACTACCGCGCCCAATGCGCCCAACTGGGCAAACATCTTGAGGCCGGGAAATGCTTTGGACAGTCCGGCAAAAATTGAAGATCCGAAAGTTCCAGAAGCCGGTGCTGCCGGGGGCGGCGTAGGAGGTTTAACCGGCCCAATGAACTCCATCATCCCCGGCAAAGGGCGAGAAGGGGCCGAAGGTGTTGGGGTAGCTGTTGCTGCACCGGGGGTCGCTGCCGCAGCCGCAGGAGTGCGGGGCAGTTTGATCTTCACCATCCCCAACTGCTTCAAAGCCGCTACCGCCCGCTCTGCCGATGCCGCGATATTGCTCAGGGTCGTCTCGAATGAGCGCATACTATCGAGGTCGCTGCCTTCGACCTTGAAACCTAGCTCGACGAATAGGGATGCGATTTTCACGGTTCTTTGTTAATCTCGATAGCAGTTTCCTCGTACTCGGCAAGGAATGTCGAGTACTCCAACGTGGCTAGAACCACGTCCAAGCTCATATCCAAAATGGCCTCTACGCTGCCAAAGCCCTCCTTCGATAGCCGAAGGGCAATGAACAGCGCATTGTCCATTGTGATCCTTACTGCGGGTCGCTTTGTTGCGGCTTGTCGGCGCTCAAGAACGACAAGTCTAGGTTCGCGAAAAAAGGGCGCAGCGTGTGCTTAATCACCTCCCACGCGACCGGCAAATAGTCGGCGCGTGCTTCGTCGGGGGTGAACGTGTCGCGAGTGATCTTCATGCTGTTGTAGGTAGATTTCATCGCACAATCGAAGATCGCGTTCTCCAGCGCATCGGAACCGAGGAGCTGGAAAATGGCGTTCTTGAGACTGTTGATGTCCTTACCTGCAAAGGCCCGGAGATCGAGCGTGCTCAGATCGAGGTCAACGAGTTTGAGTTCGTTGACGATGACCTTGAACAGCTTCATCCCGTGGGCAAAGGAGGGCGTCCCGAGAATCAGGACTGCCCCACTTTTAAGCGTGATCGGCTCGCTCATAAATTACAGTTGAGCGCGGTCAGCGTTCGAGAACTTCAAGGTGTAGATCGCGAGCGATTGCTCGGTATCACCCTCAACGTTCGACTTGGCGTTGACGGCTTTCGAGAAGATGCCGCCAGACGTGAAGTAGGTGTCGCTCATGACGCCGCCAAGACCATTGCCGACCCGTTTCACGAACTGACCGGTGAGAAGCACGGTAGCCGCAAAATTGGCGTTTTGGATGGCGAGGAGGTTGTTGAGGAAGGCATCGTCGTTCGAGCCGCGAATGATGCGAAGAACGACATCGGCCATGCGACCGGTGGCGTTGAGAGCGTAAATGGCGTTACCGTTTTTGCCCACCTTGACGGCGGCAAGTTCGTTCGGGAACTCCAAGGTGGCGTTATCGGCATCACCGAAATCCGTAAGGACTCGGCCCGCGATTACGATGGTATCGTTACCAGTAAGTGAGACGACAGACATGGTTGGATTTGGTTAAGGGTTAGGCTTGGACGTTGACGATGACCGAGCTGGACTGGATTGCACCAGCTTCCTTGACGGCGATCTGAACGAGCGGGGCTTGGCGAGCAAGACGATCCGCTTGGGATTGGGTGCTGACTGGAGCCGAGTAGAGGTAGAAACCGAGCTGGGAGATGTTGCGAGCGAAGACGGCAGGATTGCCGAACGGGATCGCGCCATTCCAAGTGCCGGGTGCGGAGTAGCCGTTGACCACGCCTTGCGTAAGGACGTTGAGGTAAGCGCCACGGAGAACGGCCATGCCGGTTTCGGTCTGGGGGAGCTTGGTCGAGGTCGTCGCGATGGCGTTGAAACCCGCAACTTGGAGGGCAAACACCAACCAAGTGAGGTTGTACACCGAATCGTAGTAGGTATTGCCACCGGTGCAGAACACCTTGGAAAGACCGCCGATGTTGATGTACACGTCCGCGCCAACCGTTTTGCACTTGTTGAGGACAGTTTGAGTGATGCTCGGGTCAGGCAAGACGCCGATCAGCTCTTTCATGTGCATCGTGGCAGTCGTGAGGCTACCCGAGAAATCCGTGGACATCGCACGACCGGCATAAGCCGCCGCCATGTAGCGGGCTGCTTGCGCACTGACCGTGTAGAGCAAACAACGGACGTAGGTGTAACCAGCGGTTTTAACGTCGTCGAAAATCTCGCCGGTATCAACGGACACCGCGAGATGCGAAGAGGCAAACAACATCTTGCGGAGAGGCTGCACCACCGCAGCGGCGGTTAGGATCTGAGCGTCCGTAGGAGCATAACCCGCCCAGAGTACGCCGCCAAAGAACACCAAGGGTTGAAGGCGAGCAATAGCCTCAGCAAGCGTTTCGCTTGAGCCTTGATTGGCGATGATGAGCGAGCCACCACCGGAAATGATGTTGGGTTGCTGCGAGAAAATGAGATTCGCCATCGCGTACGCTTCAGACGAAGTACCCCAATCCGTGCCGACATCGGTAGGGTTGAGATAGACGCCAAAATTGCCGGGGGAAACCACCGCAACTTCTTTGGTGAGGATGAGGAGGTTGTTGATTTGAAAATCCGACAAGCCCGCAGGAGCTTCGGATACGGAAATCGTAACGACGTTACTGATGTCGATTGGGTTAGCCATGGTAGTTTATGGTTGAGTGTAAATGGATGGATCTTGGATGGTGCTGTAATACTCCACTCTCCGTGACTGTGAGTAGCCACAGAGGATGTTAAAGGTCAAATTGTATCGGTTAAGCCGTGACGCAGCGTCGATCTCTGAAACGTCCATGAGGGACGTGGGCAGATAGCCAATTTTGAAAGAGTATCGCTCTTGCGCTTGCTGGGCGGCGTCACCGTTGAGGGCATACAGAACTTCGTGGTTACGGATGCGGGCGGTGTTGTTCTGACTGAAAATCAAAACCGAGTACGTTTCCCGCACGTTCATGGATTGAACCTGCAAAAGTCCGCCCTGTTCTTCCGTGACGGATTGGTACGTCTTGCTGAGACCAAACGGCTTTTTGGAAAGCAAACCCACGTTCACGAACAGACCATCGTCGGGCGGAAGGTTCCAAGCCTGATTGTACAAGAACACGCGATTGGGAGCCAAATCCATTTGGGTTTGGATCAAATCTGCGATGACTTTGATGTACTCAACTTGTGACGACATAATCTTGGACGAGTTCGTAGTAGATGTATCCGTAATCCGAATACCCCTTGTCCGACATTACCCGATATTTTTTACCGTCTAAAGTGAAATCCTCGCCCGGTGCCAGATTCACGTTGGGCGTGGTGTGAAGCATATTCCAGTTCCACGCACGTTGACCCTCGGGCTTGATCTTCAACTCGCGTCCCGTAAGCGGCTGGATCACGCCTTGGCATTGCAGCGGCACGAATACGACCTGTGCTTCGCGATCAACCAGCGTAGTGATGCGGCGCACCAGCTCCATTGGGCGGAACCATCCTGTGATGGTAAAGCCCATGTTGGGTAGCGGACTCGCAGCGGAGACCGAACCTTTGTTCGCACAGGGGATGCCTAGATTGGGGATCATACGACTCGGGAAGTGACTGCTTTTCGGAGTTGAGCGGAGTCAATCAGGATGCGGGACGAACCCTTGCGCTGGATCGTGCGGGGTCTGAGCGCAGGCCATTGGCCGAATCCACCGGTAGCGAACGCCTCCTGCACGGTCTCCTCGCCCATAACACCGAGCAATTTGACCGCAGACTTGACGCCCGTCATGCGGATGCGGCGAAGCCAATCAAACTTCAGCATTTCGCCCATCTGGGTCATCAAGGGCATCCGCAAGAAAGACCGCTCGGGCAGGTTCGTGTCAGGGTTGCCAAACTCGTGTTGAAAACCAAGAGACGGATTGTCGGTAATCTCGCCGCGTCCCGGTTTGCGGAAAGCGGTATCCTCGAACAAGCCGACCTCGGCTTTGTAGGTTTCGAGATCGTGGAGCTGCTTGCGCAGCTTGGCGAAGCCTGAGAAGTCTTTTTTGACAGAGTTCACGGCAAAGTATCGCGATGAAAGCTCGCGAAATTGCCGATGAGCTGGGGCGAAACCAATTCCAAAAACTGTGCCCCGTAGGTCGTTTTCGACAACTTGGAAAGATAGGGGCTTTTCAGAATCCGATCCGGGATGCTGTAAGACTCCGTGACGTTGCCCACCGTCTTGCTTTGGGTGAGCCATTCAGCTTTGCCGTTCATGCCCATGCCGCCCGCGAGGAGGTCTTCGCACAGGTAATGCGCGGACAAAAGCCCGTAGGCGATGGTAAACCCCGCCTGCGAACTCCACAGGGCTTGGGTCATGTTGAAACTGGCGGCTTTGTTCTGTGCGCTGGCGATGTCGAAATCCGTCACCTTCGAGGTGTCCGTATTGTCGCCGCGACCATTGGAAACGTAGATCGTCGGTACTTGGGTGTAGCCGTAACCCGTGCGCACGATGGTGACGCCAGTGACGACACCTGCGGTAATCGAGGCGGTAATGACCGAGCCAATACCGTTGCCGCTTTGGGCGATAACGGTGGGGGTTCCGGGGTAGCCGGAACCGCCAGCGGTGATCGCGATGGAAAGTATGCCACCATTGGGGTTAGACCCGATGGTGGGAGTGAGCACTGCACCGCTCCCGCCGCCCGCGACCGGCACAGCGTAAGGGAAATCCCTTACGAACTGTGTCTTGAAATCAGGAACAGTTGGGAGGATGTAGGCCACAGGAACATTAGACTAGGACTTCAGCCTTGGCCTTGCTTGCTTTCGCAGGCTTGGCCGCAAGCTGAGCTTCCAGTTCTTCGATGCGCTTCTGAGCGGCGGCAAGGTCAGCGTCTTTGCGACTGGCGGACTCGATGGCGTCCTTGTCCGTAGAAACACGGTTGGGAAACATCTCAAGCCACTTTGCGGCAATCTCAGGAGCAACTTTACCGAAGGAACCCCCAGCAACGAAGTAAGTAACCTTCGTGCCGTCCGCCAACACGAGATCGTGTCGGAGGGCTCCTTCGGCGCTATTGTAGATGCGGACAAGCTCCTCGGGGGAAGGAGCTTTTTCACGAAGTTCGGGTTGGGCTTTCATTAGAACGTGAACAGCAGGGTTTCAAGAGCGCGGTAGAAACCGACGCCGGTGTATTGACCGTAAGCAACGTCTTGGAACTGGAAGTTGTTGACGCTGTTTGGCTGGGTCGTGGTGTAATCCACGGGGATGTCCATGCGAAGGGACTCTGGGTCGTAGCGGAGCAAGCAATAGACGTGCTTGTTCAAGCCAGCGACGGCGTTGTTCGCCGGAGTACCGTAGGCATTGGGCAGGATCTTGAAGTTTGGCCCGCAGATCGCCTTGAACGCCTGCTCAAGATAATTGAGCTTTGGGATGTTCGGGTAGGTCGAGCTGACCGGGGTCATCAAGCCGAGGTAATCATCATACGGGATGATGAACGAGGTCGGCAACACGGTGCTGTTCGTGTTCGCGAAGTACACCGCAAGGATGTTCTGCACGAACGTCGAGAACTCCGTCGCGTTCATCGAGCTGATGAGTTTGACGATGGTGCTGGTGTCCGTGTTGACCGAAGTCGTGGTGAAAAGACCGGGAACGGTTGACGGGGTGAGCGTCGAGCCGAGGAAGGCGATCTTCTGGATACCGAGATCCCAGTTCTTTTTACGCGAACGATGCTTCTGCTCGATGGGGTCCCAGTTGTTAGCAACGAGGGCCTGTTCGATGTCGAAGATGGAGTAATCAACGGATTTTGCCCAGTTGATGACGGCCATCGTCTTCGAGTCGATAGCGACATCGACACCAGCGAGACGGGAGCTGTCAGCGCCGGTACGGATGTTGCCGCTCTCGAAGTCATCCGCCACCTGATAGGTGCGGTTCGTGAGGATGTTCGCGGCGAACGCGCCATCGCCCACGGACACCGGAATGAAGTCGGCTGGAGCAACTTCGTAGAACTTCTGCTCGCTGACCTGCTTCTTGATGTAGGTCAGGGTGTCGATCACGATCTGATAACCGGTCGCGCTGTCGGCGGTGTCGCCAACGGCGTTGAGACGGAGATCAAGACCGTTGCTCTGGTTCCGATCCTTGAAGATCGAGAGACGGTTGGTGTGGTTGAGGAAGACCGGTTCCTTCACTGGTTGGCCAGCGGAGTTGTGGCGAACGGTCTGGTAGAATACGCTTTTCATGGTGAGTATTTTAGTTGGTTGAGGGTTAGACAGCGCCGTTGAACGAGGGCTGAACTTTGACGCGGATTAGAGAACCAGCGCCGGAGGCAGGGTCGATAGCGACGCCAGTGACGTACTGGGTGCTTGGGACCGTGACCGCAGCGACGGTTGGGTCGTTGCCCGTGGTGGCGGCGGTAGCCGTGACCTTCTGGCCGCGAGCGATAGCTGCGGACGAGAGGAGGGTGATGTAGGAGAGGTTGCACGCCACTTCGCAAACGTCGCCGGGAGAATAGAGATTCTTGCGGAGATTGTACGCGATGACGCCGAACACTGGGCCGTCGGTGGGGCCGGAAACTGCATCAACGACCACTTGCGTACCGAGACCGGTAGAAGCGATGAGTTTGACGGAAGAACCAGCTTGGAGAACCGCCGTGGAAGACGGGTTGAGAAGCGCCGACACGATGTCGGGATTCGGAAGCATCGACACTTGAGCCAAGATTGGCGTCTGTGCGAACTGATTTTGATTTTGTACTACTTGAGCCATTTTAGTGGTGGGTTAAGGATGATTATTTAGCTGCGACAATGACAGGGGCAGAACCATATTTGTTCTGTCCGTTCTTCACTCGATCCGGCAGGGAACCAGCTCCGAGGCGGGGTTCTTCGACCATAAGCGACGCAGCGTTTTCACGAGCGTTGTGGAGAGTTTGGAAGTGCTTCAAGCCTTCTTCGACGGCAGGAGCAGGGGCGGCGTTTTCTTTGACGACTGCGACCGGCGCGACAGGGGCGGCGGCGTTCTCTTTGACGACGACAGGAGCGGGAGCGGCGGCGTTTTCTTTAACGTCCTCCTTTTTCTCCGGCACGGCGTTCTCCTTCATCTCCTCTTTCTTGTCGTGCGAGCTGTTGGAGCGGGTCTTTTTGTAGGTCTCGACCAGCTCGTTCATTTTGACGCACTGACCGTCGATCTCGATCATGTCGTCCATCGAGCCTTGGAAGATCTGGCCCTTCTGGGCTTCCCAGACGGAGGCAAGATCATTGAGGCGGACAGGAACGCCGTCGATCTCGACGACCGTGTTACCCGGCATTTCGCTGATCTCGGTTTTGGACGACTCGATACCGTTTTCGCGGACGAGGAGGTTTTTGATGAACTTGAATAGTTTCATGGGATTGGTTAATGAGTTGAGCCGAAAATCCGCGCCTTCGTAGCGGGGCTTTTCGACAATGGCTAAATGCTGAAATTCGATGTCCATGATCTCGCGGTCGTACTTGATCCCGTGATACACCCCGCCGGGGCCAAAGGCGCGGACGGCGTAGGCGCAGGACGGGCGCTGACCTTGCTGGATCTTGGAGACGGCTTGGTCGGTTTCGGCGGTGCCGTTGGCGTAGTACCAGCCATCCTCGGCGTTGTAGTCCACGCCGGTCACGACGCCGTTTTCCACGTCGATGCGGTTCTCGGGAGTGACTTGGACGTGGCCGATGGTGAGAGGATTACCGAGGGCGCTTTCGAGCGCAGAGTCGATGGTCTCTTTGCGAAGCAGTTCCAACCCGCCACCGGGGACATCGCGATAGGAAACGAGGCCGGGTTCGATGAACTTGCACCGGAATTTCTTCGTACCGGGGGCAAGGTTGAACCGGTGAACCACAGAGGATTCGCGGATCGTCTCAGGAGTGATTTCGAGGACAGTGCTCATGCGTCGGGTATTACTGCGCGGGCGACACAGCGGCAGTTGTAATCCCCACCGGGATGAGCACGGCGACCAGTAGCTGTATCCACCACCGGCGGAGACGACCAGTTAAACGTGCGACCATTGAGAGCCCTGTGGTCCGTGCGGACTCGCTCGTCTTCGGAAGTCTGCCAGACGTATTGGGTGCTTCCGACGGACTCAAACCGCTGTTGTCGATATTGTGAAACGACACGACTGGTTTCGTTTTCCGCAACGAACCGGGCTTTGCGCTGCGCAACGCCGTGCTCCGCTTCGACGATTTCGTCGAGACGGTCGGTGCGACCTCCTTCTTGGAGATTGAGTTCGATTTTTGCACTGAGGCGGGCGGCTTCTTCTGCGGTAAATTTTTTGATCTCAGCGTCCGTTTCCCTCGCGAACTGTTGCAGAATTTCTTCCTCCAATCCCGGAGGATTTTTGGTCGAGGCTTGTGACAGATCGAGGACAGATACTGATTCTGAAAATTGCTTTTGTAGGTCTTTCGTCAATACGTCAACAAAAACCTTGTAGTCGATCCCCGTTGGCGCGGTGGCGATGTTCTGCTGCATGAGCAACAACGTCGCTATGATCGCAGCGTGTAGCTCCTCGCCGCGCATCTTGGACTCGGCAATGAAGCCCCGCAAAGCGTAGGGCAATTTCTCCTGCTCGATGACGAACGTGTCCTGCTTTTTGACCGCGCCGAGTTTGCGCAGTTCGCGGCTGATCGCGGCGTTGAACCGGCCAGAGAACACGCCGTCGGCGTACCAGATCTGACCGGTGGCGAGGGCTTCGCGAATTACGTCGATGCCGTTCTGCCGCACGTCGGCGGCGGACAACATCGCTTCAACCGGCGCAAACAGCACTTCTTGCAGGTAGGCCAGCAAGAGTTTTTCCACATACTCCGTGTAGCTGTCCCGATGGATGATGGGCGGTAGCGTCACTTGTCAGACTTCTTGCCATCGGGCTGGGTGTTCGGAGCGTCGGCGTTCTGCTGCATCTCCATCATCTGCATCGGCTCGACATCGCGCAGTCCCTTGGAGACCTCGGTGTCCATGTGGAGAAGTCCCTCGGCTTTGAGTACCTTGGACGCCTCGACGCCCGTGAGCAGACGCTCGCGGAACTGTTCGAGGATGCGCGTCTGCTTCGACGCCATGACTGTCTCCTGCTGCACGCCGTCGAGAATCTTGAGCGGTTGCCAGATAAGTTCGTACTCGGGGATGAACCCGAACTTCTGCTGACACCGCAGATCCAGAATCTCGCTGATGACGGGATTGGCGTCTTCGCGGATCTGCTCGACGATGGCGTTGTAATTCTCCAGTGCGTCTTCGCCGCCGCCGAACCCGGTGGCCGATTGGCCGAACAGCTTGTTCATCGGGATTTTTAGGGCCGAGGAGAGATTGAGTCGGAGTTCGTTCCAGATCTCGGCCAGCCCGCCGAAAGAGAGTTGCTTCTGGGTGTAGTCGTCCTCCACGTCCATCGCGAGGGCGTTCTGGTAATTCTTGAGGCGATTGGACAGCGCGATGCGCTTCTGGGTGTTCGCCGTGCCGTCGTCGGTCAAGAGGCTGTCGTTGAAACCTTGGATCTTGTACACGTCGATCTTGGCCTCATCCAGCAACTCGAAGATGACGTTCTCGAATTTGACGAATGAGTTGATCGCCCGGACGCAACGCTCGATCTCGGAGAAGCCCCAGCCTTGGAGCCGCAGCCGGATGAAACTGGGTGCCTCTGCGCCGAGTACCTTGATGACGCGGCTGTAATGCAGCGGTGCGCCGTAGAAGTTGAACGGGCATGGATTGCGCGTATCGAAAATGTTCATCTGCGACAGGATCAACTCCCAGCGGTCGGCGGCGATGAACTCCAGCGGGGTATCCTCGTTGATTGCCTCCACGTTGAGCGGGGTGCGGAAGTCCTGCGCCGTGTTGACGATCAGACCCGAACCGCCGAACAGCCGCGACCAGCACAGCACGTCCTTCGCCACGCGCATGTCCGAGTACCCCTCGTTGACGGCGGCGTTGGGGTTCAGCTTGCGCGAGAGCCTGCGGTTGGGTTTGCGCGAACGTTTGAAATCGAGGAGAAGACTCTTGATCTCGTCCTCGCTCAGTTCGTTCGTTTTGATGTTGATCCCGCCTCGAAACGCATCATCGACCGGCTGGCGAATGACGGTCTGCACCAGTCCCTGACTCATGTACGAGTAGGAAAGCAAAATGCGGTTCAGCGTGCATGGGGTGTAGGCGTTGCCGTTGCCCAGTGTGAACGGGTACGCAATCGTCTGGTTGAGGTTGTTGCCTTGCGCAAACGTGCCCTCGATCAGATCGGTCAGAGTATTGAGCCGGGTAGCGATAGCGGTCATCTTCTGTGCGTATCGCCGGTTTCGGGAAAAACTGCAAGAGATAATTGCAGCCCGCCCAATTCCCCCTGAGCGGGCTGCGCCCGAACTTTTGTTCAATAACAGAGTTGACGGTGATACAAAAGTTGTATCTTGCTGGTGGGGATGAAACGAAATCCAAAAAAAGTGTTAATCGCCATCCCGATCAAAGACGGGATGCTCCGTTGGGAAACCCTGTTCTCGTTACTGAGGTCAGCGGAAATCGGCTACGAAGTTAATATCATCCCATTCGGGGGATGTGATGTGTGTCATGCGAGGAATCTGGCGTTCCACCATTGGCGGACGCGCAGCGACGCCGGTCGGTTGCAGTTCCTCGACTCGGATCTGTCGTGGACTCCCGAGAAGCTGAAACTGCTTTGGGATTCAAATTTGGCGGTTGTGGCCGGTTGCTACCCACTTTCCGACAGTTTTCTCCGGTGGAGCTTTCAAGGCAAGGTGGTTCCCGGCCATACTTACCTCACCGTCGAAGAAGTCTGCACCGGTGCCTTGTCCCTGACGTGGGATGTGCTGCAAAATCTGATACGTCTCGAAGACGAGTTTGTGATCGAGGATGCGGAGTACCGTGGAGAAGTGGGGTACGAGATCACCAAGATGGGGGTCTTTGGCCGTCGCCGGTATTCGGAGGACTTTTACCTGAGCAAGATCATGCGCGAGGCGGGATACGACCTCTACGTCGATAAACGCTGCTGGATGAACCATCACAAGACGAACGGGCTTTTGAACCGGTACACGACCGAGCAGATCGAGGAATCACTGAAGAACCCACAGACCGTAAAAGCCCTATGACGACGACCAAAGGCATCGCGTCCAAGCGTCTGGACGTGTACAAGCGGAGCCGCGCAGAGACAGAGCTAATTCGCAAACGTAAGGATCGTTCTTCCTCAAAGTGCGATAAAGGCATCCAGACTAACGTCTGGGGCCAATTCGTAGGTCGCGGCGACATCGCCCGTGGCCTCGATCATTTCAACAACAACCGTTTAGCTGGAGAAGAAATCAAATGAACTACATAAATCCGGATTTTTATACTGCACACCCGACCTCAATGACCTTTAACGCGGCAAATTGCGAAGTGCTCCGCATCACTGCCGACGGGCGCATGGTTATGGGCGAAGGCTTGAGCAGAGAAGAAGCCACGCAGGAAGCTGCGAAGCTGTTGATCGCTTCGTTTGAGGAGCAAATTCAGAGGATGGTGAACGCCCGCGTCACCGCTGCGGCTTCGGAGATCCGAGCACGTTCAGAATCGAAGTCCCCTTGCCCAGCAGCAGACTAATGCCGTCGGTCATGGCGTCCACTTGGTCGTCGTGATTGCTCTTACCGTCGGCTCGGAAGCTCGCAGCCTCGACCTCGAACGCTGCGAGCCAGTTGGCTGTCTTGGGCAAGTACACCATCCCCGTCGCTTGGTACGGCAGCGCGGTCATCACGCGGGACACCTTGTCGGTGAGCCGCACGATGCCTTTGGCGGGGATGCCTTTCTTGCGCATTTCCATCATCAGGTTGTACCCCGCCGCTGCTTCCTCGATGGCGATGTAGCTCATCGGGGATGCGCCTTTGTGGTGCTTGGCGTAGAACCTCGCCGTGTTGTTGAGGAGTTCTGTCGGAGACCACTTGCCCCGGATCTGGTCGATCAGAAAGGCGCGTTTGAGCGACTTGCCCCAGCACTGCACGACGGAATAGTCGTTCGACTCTTTGCTCTTTAGCGCCGTGTCGCACGTCATGATCTTCAGCTCGAACTTCGGCGGTGACTCCACGTCGTAATACTTGAAATCCGCCAGCTTGATGAGATTGCCGCCCAAGACGATTGGCTCTTGGAGATACTGCGAAGCAAAGCTGAACGGATTGACCCGCTCGATGTCGCGGAGTTCTTTCGTCGTAATCGTCTCCGGGATCACAGACTCGCCGTTCACCATTGCCGGGAACTTGATCAGCTCGCACTCGTTGGGGTAATTCTCCAACAGGAACCCCGGCAGGTCGTCGGTGGACAGCCGTTGGCTGACGCAGATGATCGGCGTCCACTGGGACGAGTTGCGGCGCGACATGAGCGTGTTGTTGACCCAGAACTTGAGCTTGTCGGTCTCGACCCGCGACATGGCTTCGTCCGGCTTGGCCGGATCGTCGAGCACGATGAAGCCACCGGCTCGGCGTTTGAGACCGGCACCGAGACCGGTGAGCGACCCGCCGACGCCATCGCCGTACACCTTGCCGCCATTGGTGGTCGTGAAATGGTCGGCTTGGCGAATGTTGCCCAGCCGCGTCTCGAATAGATCCTGATACCACGTCGCCCCCATCGTTTCTTGGATGTACCGCACGGAAGTCTTCGCCAGCTCGTTGGAGTATGAGACGTAGATGACCTGCGAGTCGGGGAAATAGGCGAACAGCCACGCCGTCGCCGCCTCGACCATCTTCGTCTTTCCGACGCGAGGCGGGACGTTGATGATGAGAAAACTTTTCCCCAAGTTGCCGAGGATGGCTTTCTCGATGGTGTCGCAGGTGTGCTTGTGCAGCGCCTTCAGCGGCAGCTCCAGCCGGTTGAGCGGAACGAAGACTTTGGAGAAAAAGTCCCAGAGGGAAAGGAATTGGTGTTTCGAGACGGGCATGGTGGTTAGATCTGGGGATCAGCGTCGATGGCTGTCATGTCGATCCAGCACTCTTGGAAGGGCGGACGGTAAGACAACACCAGCGAGGCGGCGTCGCTCCGAGTGCCAAGCACGCGCATCACCATCTTCTCGGTGGCGGTGCGGATCTCGATGTGCCAGAGGTAGGTCGTTTGAAGATTGAGGTTCATGTCAAATGAGGTCGTCGCCGTTGTCGGGTGGGGGTGGTGGTGGCGGTGTCACGTTGATGGGTTCTGGTGGGGGCGGCGGCTGAGGGATGTCCGTCATCTCGCCGTCCACGGTGATCTCCGAGGCTTCGAGGTCTCGGGTGGAGTTGGTGATGTTGCGGGCTTCGAGGATGGCCGCGACTCGATCCAAGACCGGGATGGACGCCATGCCTGCTTGCTGTTGGGCGGTGGCGTCTCCCACCAGTACCGCTTGCGGGGCTTTGCCGTAGGCTCGATCCAGAATGACCTCAGCGCACTTCACCACGACGGCTGGCGGCGTCTCGTCGGACTGCATCGTGGCAAAGAGCTTGGCGATAGCTTCGGGCGCGTAGGTGCGAGCTAGGTTGACAATTTCTAATGGCAGGGTGCCAGCCGTCTGGATGTGGCGCTTACCGGATGCGATCATCCCTGTTCGGGTCGCAATCTCGATGCTTTTAGGTGTACGGGAGAATTTCATGGTGGATGGGCGATGAGCGATGGGCGAATCAGACCAGCTCGGCACCATCGGTGGCTAAAAGCCGTTGGAGGGCCAGTCGGCGCTTAGTTTGGGCCTTGAGGTTGTACTGGGTCTGTTTTTCCCGGTGGACGGCACAGAGCCAGCCGCCGGGTTTGCCGCAGATGCGGCAGCAGTTGGCGTCTCGCTTTCTGAGGGCGTACCGAGCTTGGCGACTGATGGGGAGCAGAGCGTATTTATCGTAGATGAGTGCGGGCATGGGAGAACTGGATAGGGTGACTTAGTTGGTGTCAACAAAATTTTTTTTTTGGAGGGGGTAGTGTGACATCGTTTTATGGGTAGAAAAATTTTTTTTGGAGGGGTGCGCGATGGGAGGGGTGCGGGGTGGCGGGCGAAAATGTACAGTCCCTTTTATAGGTTTTGCCCGACGTATATAGTCAACCTATACTGTCACACTATATCGGAATTAAACATATTGTCTATTGTACGTTGACGGCGGCGCTTGTATAGTGTCACACTATATCGGAAACTTGCCTATATCGGACGGCGGAGACGGTGAGGCGGCGCTTGCTTGGCCAATCCATCATATCGTCATATCTTCATGCGTTTATATGTCCGGGCTTTTCCCTTTGCCGATTGCCAACGGGCAAAGGTTTAGCTTTCCTCCGATTTTTGGCGGGCAATCAATCCCATTGTCTCGCCGCCGCCCGCTTGCGGTTTATCCCTTGTCAACCTTGCCTTGCACAACTACCGCAAAACAACATTTTGCCTATTGCTACTATATATTATTCTACTTTGTAATTTTATACAGAACGGAATATAGAAATCAATTTGTGCGGTAGTTATGCAAAGCGAGGTTGACAAGGGGAAATCCGCCTTTACGGTTTGCTTTATGAGTCTATCCCTTGCCCTTGCCCGCAACCTAGCCGCCCGGCTTGCCTTCGCATATGCGGCGGCGGGTTTCCCCGCTGCATCCGCCGCCGCCCTAATAGCCGCCCGCCAAGCCGCCCGCACAATGGCGGGACAGGATCGCCAAGCCCGACAAGCCGCCTTTGCCGAGCGTTGCCAAGCCGCCGCCGCCAAGCGCCAAGCCGTCGCCGCCCGCAAAGCCGCCCGCAAAGCCGCCCGGCAAGGTCGCTTCACCGTTAAAGAAGCCGCACGGTTTGCCCGAGAACAAGCCGCAACCCTCCGCTTGAAAGCGCTTGAGGAACGGCAACGCAAAGCCCGACAAGCGCGCCAAGCTCTGCAAATGGCAATCGGCGCGGAGCGCATCCGGCGAGCAAAAGAAAAGTCCGAAAATAGGTTGACACGGGGAAGACGCTCTGAATGATGACAAACGACGGCGGGCAATCCCGCACGCTGTCACCCTATCAAATCGCATGAAAAACCGCACTGCCCGCATCATTTTTGAAACCCTCATTTGCGCCGCAATCGGCGCTCTTTTTGGCGTCGCCCTCGGCTTCGCCTTTTGAACAGCAACCAAAACACGAAAACACGAAAACACATGAAACACTCCGCACTGTTAGTCGATAATCTGAAACACATACACGATCACGGGCTTGCCGTGGAATTTACCTCGCCCAAATTGGTTTCCCTTCTTGCGTACCTCAGAGGCAAGCAAGGCGTAACCGAACTAAAAGCGGGGCATTCCACCTTGAAAGTGACGACACTTGGCAACGTCACAAAAACAGAGGCTTTTTGGAGTCACGGATCTTATCACCGCGCTTCACTTCATTACTTTGAACCGGCGACGGGTTTGAAGTACACAATCAAACGTGACAACGGCGCGGATTACGAAAACGCTTTCTTCACTCTCAACGCCATCATTTTTGGCGGAGAATTGCCCGCGATTTGGCGGATATCCTTTGGAGCACAAGCCGACAAGCTCCGCGACTGGTTGAAAAAGTGGGCGATGACAATAACCGGATCTAACGGTTTGCGCGCCTTGGCAATCTCCGCACGTCTCGCGCAACTTAACGAAACCCGTCGCAGTGCGTCCAATATCTACGCAAGCGCCGAGGCGCATCATTCCAAATATGTGAACGACGCCACCCCTGAGTTTTTCCGCACAAAACACGGGGAAGCACGGGCAAAACTTGCGGCCACCCTTGCCAAAATTGAAACGAGAACGGAAGAAATCCGCCAAGGGCAAGCCGCCACCCAATCCGATATTGAAAACAACATGGCGGAAAGACTATGGAACGGAAATTGGGAACACTCGCTTGGTTTGTCCCGTTCTTATGAAGGGGTCACCCATTTTCCGGCTACCGCGCCGCAGTACTCGCATCCGGTGCAGTCCGCCAATTACTCCGCCACCGTTGACTCCGCCGGTGCGGTTTCCCTTTCATCCGGCATCCGGTGCGAATTTACCTCAAACCAAGTACTCGCTTGGTTGAAAGGCGAAGCGCAAGCGCCACACTCGTCTCGATACGGCACTTTGCAACGCATCGAGGTTTCAACCCGCGACGGCGCGGCGCTTGTTTTGCTTAAATGCGGATGCCATTACGTTGACGCTTCAAACGTCTCCGCCGAATTTGCCGAACTACTCAAACCCGCGCACATTGTAACCCTCAAACCGGGCAAACCGCGTGCGGATTTTGGTTCGCCTGAATTCGCGGAAAGACTCCGGGAAAGATTTGCGGAAAGGCTAGCCGAGCAAGAAACGCAACGGGCAAACGCCATCCGCGAATTCGCGGATCGCCGGGCATACCTTGAAAAAGAAGAAACCGATTTACCCGCAACCATAGCCGGATTGAAAGTCAAAATGGACTCCGCAAAGGCGGCGCTCGATGCAGCGGACAAAGCTTTGGAAACCGCAAGAAACGTTTCCCCGCTTGGCGCGGATTCGGAGACGTTGGCCAATCTTTCGCGTCTCATTCTTTCGTCTCAGTCTTTTCATCCTTCCCTCTGATTTTATGTCCAAATTCACACACTCCGCACGGATGGAAAAACTAGCAACGGGAAGACAAGCGAGAGCCGAACGTGTCGCGCGGGCGCTTGGCTTTTGCCGAGGTACGTTTCGCGAAATCCGGCCGACAAAGCAAGCTTCCGCCACCGTCGCGCGTTATCCCAACGGCCTTGAGGTTTTAATCAGCTATCAAACCGCCGTTGCTTATAGGTTGCCCGACGGTTCGTTTGTCCAAACACCCCGCAACCAATACTCGCGCACAACGGATCGGAGCGTCGCCGAATTCGTGCGAGGTGAAGCCGTCACACTTGAACCGGTTGCCTTTCGCGAGGCACTTGCCCGACATCTCATGAGGTAAAGACCAAAACAGAGTTACCGGCGCGCAATCTCTTCGTGAGAGCAAGCGCCAAGGGTTACGGGTTTTCCCGTCTTCCCTTGGCGCTTTTTTGCGTTCCCGTGTCTCCGCTTTGTTCTTTCTCATCTGCTGACCTGCTGGCGCTGACCTGCTGACCTGCTGGCGCTGACCTGCTGACCTGCTGACCTGCTGGCGCTGACCTGCTGACCTGCTGGCGCTGACCTGCTGACCTG